CAGATTGATACTGACTTTGAGTATGGTACTCAGTCTACCAAATGGGAATCGTTGTCGATGATCAACAACAACCCATTTGCATATAAGTCTGAAGATCCTATTGTAATCACTGATGTTCAGGCAGTACAGGGAAGCAGAACAATTACTGTTTCTGTTGACACTAACCTTTCAGTACGTCCTGCTGCTGGTACTGCTATCTACATTCAGGACACGACATTCCCCGCTGCAAATGGCGTCTTTATTATTGATAGAACTCAAGGATCAACAGACTTTGAATACACTGCAAAGAATGAATGGGAATTAGCATCTGGTGGTATCTGGCAGAGTGCTAGAACTGCTCTTTACTCTGGTGTTCATTACACTGGATCTGATATTGGCGGAACTGTTTCTCTTGGAGCAGCGGGTGGAACAATGCTTGGATCTATTCAGGTTGATTGTTCACAGGCACACGGTCTAGAAGTTGGCAATGAAGTTGCTGTTGTTGGATCTAATGGATCTAATGTAAATGGATCTTGGGAAGTTGCTAGAGTATCTTCTCCAACTAGATTTTTCTATTTCCCAGATGGAACTCCTGGTGGATCAGTTAGCGGTGGAACTCCAAAACTTTATCCAAGACCACAAGGTAGTTCAGTACACAGATCATTTGATGGTGGTGTAAAATTCTCTACAAACAGTCATTCTAAGAACCAGCAAGCAATCAGACAAACAAAGCGTTACTTCCGTTATCAGTCTGGTAAAGGCGTATCGTTCTCCACTGGTTCTATTTTAGAACCAGCAATTGAAAACGTTGACAGCATTACTTCATCTGGTACAACTGTTACTGTTGTATCTGCAGACGCACATAACGTTACTAGAGACACTGAAGTTGATGTACGTGGCGTGAACGATAATGCATACAATGGTGTGTATCAGGTATCTAATGTTATTGATGCATATACTTTCCAATATGTTGTCCCTGCAGCACCAACTGATGCCACTGCAGCAGGTCAGTATACTGTAACTCCAGTCGATTCATATGGAACCAAACTAGAAATTGGTATGATGGATCAACAGAATGGAATTTTCTTCCGTTGGGCAAGTGGTGCTCTTAGTGTTGTTCGTAGAACGTCTACCTTCCAGTTGTCTGGTAGAGTTACAGTTGCTAATGGAAGCACTCTTGTTTCTAGTTACACTGCTGTAAACGGACAGAGCACTAAGTTCTCTAAGCAGTTGAAACCAGGAGATTATATTGTTATTCGTGGTTCTTCTTATCGTGTTGATGGTATTATCTCTGATACTCAGTTAGTCATCTTCCCTGATTATCGTGGACCAAATGATGACGGTCAACTCAGTGCAAACAATTTGATTGTAACCAAGACTGTTGAAACTGAGTGGAACCAGTCTGACTGGAACATTGACCGCTGTGATGGTACTGGTAAGTCTGGTTATACACTAGACCCAACCAAGATGCAGATGTTCTACATGGACTACTCTTGGTATGGTGCTGGTTTCATCCGCTGGGGATTCCGTGCTCTAGATGGTGATATCATTTACGCACACAAGATTCCAAACAACAACCAGAACACTGAAGCATACATGAGATCAGGTAACCTACCTGCTCGTTACGAAGTCAATACTATTCCACCAGCAACAACTGCAGCGAAGACATTATCGAATACAGATACTACTTTGTTTGTTACAGATGCTCCTACTCATTTCCCTGCTGAAGGAACACTAAGACTGAAGAGATCTACTAGTGCAACGGCAGGTGTGCAGGAGTATGTAAACTACACTGGTAAGACAGTGTTCGTTCAAGATGTTATTGGTGTAAGTGCTGCAACCGCAGCTATCACCGTAGCATCTACTGCTGGATTGACTGCTGGTGGTCAGCAAACTATCAAGTTTGATACTCCATTCTCAAACGTCGTAGCGGATAAAATTTATTATGTTGCTTCTGTAGATGCTAATGGCACAGACTTTACTATCACTAGCACTCAAGGCAGCACTACTGGTATCGCACTAGTAGATGCTGTTGGTTCTGCATTATCTCCATTATCTCGTGCTTCATCTGGATCATTTACTGGATTGATTAGAGAGCAGGCAGGAGATACTAGTTTCGATCTTACTATGGGATCTGGACAATCTTCTGGTAGTGTAACTAATGCTAGTGGTCTACAAAAAGGACAAAGAATTTTTGGTAGCGGTATTCCTGCTGGTACATATATTCACAGCATTAGTGGAACAAGTATTGAACTTAGTAGAGCTGTTACATCAGCAAACCCAACTGGAATCATTGCAGTTCCTATGGGATCAACTACTGGTCAGACATTCAATTATGATGACACGCAACCAGTTAGTGTAGAACTTTTGGATGCAACTTCTGTACCACAAATTAGTCACTGGGGTTCATCTGTTATTATGGATGGTCTCTATGATGATGACCGAGCATATGTTTACACGGTTGGTACGAAACTGAGAAGATCTATTGGTACTGGTGGTAACAAGACACGTTCTGTTCTTGCTCTTAGACTAGCTCCATCAGTTGATAATGGTATCATCGGTGGGTTTGGTACTAGAGAACTAGTAAACAGAATGCAGTTGGTTCTACGTAGCATGGACGTGCTATCTGAGGGACAGTTCTTTGTAGAACTGGTCTTGAATCCTATTCCAACATCTACTGTTGATTGGTTGCCTGTTGGTGGTACGTCTCTCGCACAATTCTCAAATATGAATGGTCAATCAAACGTTGACTTTATTGGTGGAGAAGTTATCTATGGATTCTATGCTGGTGGAGCAGAAGACAATGCTGTTCCTGAAAGTTATAGTCTATCTGATGTTAAAGAGATCTCTAATTCTATCCTAGGTGGTGGTACGGAAAGCTATGAAAATACAACATCACCCAACCCAAGTGGTATTTTCCCAGACGGTCCTGAAGTTGTAGGCATTAGAGTTACAAACATCGGTAGCACTTCTGCTAAGATTGACGCTCGTATCTCCTGGACAGAGGCACAGGCATAAATAGAGGAGCCTTGCTACTCTATTATGGCGGAAGATAAATCCAAAGTTGTAGAGAAGGAAGACCAGGATGATGATAAAAGTGAAGTGCTCGGTAACCTTGTAAAGGTTGTCGTTCTTATTTGGTCTGCTTCTCTTCTTACATTCAGTTACGTTAGACTTCCAAATGGTCAAAAGATTTTAGATTTTGATCCCACTTTCATCGCATCCGTGTTTTCTGGATCGCTAGCTGCCTTCGGACTGTCTCCTGCTAAAGCAGGTGGCGCTAAGAAAGCACCTGAGATCAAGAAAAAAGAAGAAACACCTGAACCTAAGGTCTGATCATGCAAAAAGTAATTAATGTTATCGCACTCCTATCGGGACTGACCTCATTGGCAGTCCTCGGTGGGGGTGCTTATTTGTATACACAAAAAGACGCTCTCGTAGAGAACGCTATCAATAAAGTTACCAAAGCAGCAGTGGAAGGCGTTAGTAATGCTCTCCCAGGAATGTTAGATTCTGCTATGCCTGAGTTGCCAGAAGTTACTGGTCCTGCTGTACCTAGTACAACAGGTCCTGCTATCCCCAAACTCCCATGAGTATATTCAACCACGAGAAAGAAGATTATATTCCAGCATCACCAGAACCAAAGAAACCTTCTGGGTGGAAGATAATGATTAGCACTGCTGGTGCATTGTTTGCTATCTCACACCTGGGTCTTCTAGGTTATCTGATTGACAGGAAAGCGGAACCACCGTCAGTTCCTACTATCAATCTTCCTCGTGGTCCTTACTCGTCTTATAGAATCAAAGCAGGTAAGGATGGATATGAAATTGAATACCGTGCTGATGATCCTAAAGTTCTAGAGTCTCATAGATCTCTAGGAGTTGACAGTCATAAGAAAGGATTGTTTGGTGGCGGTACAGAAGTTCGTCGCGAGACTCGTTACGATCAATATACTAGACAGGGCACACGCAATCTAGGAGGCGCTGCAGTAGACCCTGAGGGAAAGTCTCTTGCGAAAAGCGAAGAGTGTATCAGGGCGGACGCTGGAGCACGCTCACAGGGTGCGATGGCAGGGACCGCAATTAGTGCTGGTCTCGTAGTCCCAGCAGTCTCTAGCATTCCTTACATTGGATGGTTAGCTGGTGGTTGGGCATTGCTGCTAGGTCAGCAAGCAGGATCTGAGATTGGATCCGAAGTTGGTAGTGCATTTAATGATTGCTGATGGATGAAATTAGAATTGAAGATATTAGACTCGGGACAGTTGCTATTCCTGAGGTGACTATCGTTGATAGAAGTAATTATTCTTCACCACCTATACCTATTACACCACCAGTTACAATAGATATTGGTGTGCCTGTTGTTGATATTCCTGGATGTGTTGAGGCACATGAGGCAAACAACAAATCAAATACGGTAGGTCAAGATGACAAAGATGGACTGGTTACGTATTGTGACGCTGGCATTCCCAGTTATAATCCTATACGTTATGAACCTGAACAGATGATTATAACGAGTCCTGCTCCTGTTCCTAATAACAAGACAGAGACTCCCCAACCAGAAGTACCAGAGACACCTAAGACAGAAGCACCTGCTGCTACTGCTAAGGTGGAATGTCCTACACCAGCACAGGAAGCAAAGGAACCTGTTGGTACATTCATAGAAGGGTACAGAAAAAAAGTTGTTGCTTACGAACTAGTGGGTAACGAATGTATTCAACGCACAGAAAAAGTCCCACTACCAAGACAAATAGTAGCGGGACTTCCAAGTGGTGGTCAGGTTGTACAGGTAGGCGGTGTTGCTGTTATTGCGACGACCTCTGCACTGCTCGCAAAACCTCTTGCTGATCTTTTGTTAAAAGCGGTGAAACCTGCTGTGAAGAAAGTGATGAAGAAGATTGCTGCCTTAAGGGGGAAGAAGCCCCCAGTCTTGTCGAAAGGGGAGCGCCAAGCAGAGCAGCGTCAGATGAACCACGCTGTGAAGGAGCTTCGTTCTGTGTTCCCGAGGAAGAAGAGGAAGAAGGGATAGCATGGACGTGTGGGTGTGTATGTCCTGGTGGATTATTCACTACGACATCAGCACACACTTTATAATAAGGACTCTTAGGGTGGAATTGAATTCCACGCAACATTAAATCCCCACAATTTTTGAGTCTCGCGATCTCAAAATCCAATCTCTTGTTAGCAACTAACTGTTGATTTAGTTCAATCTGAGTTCGTGCTGCTTCTTTGCATTGTTCTTGTAACTCTTTGTCGAGTGGTGTACTCCACGTCATAGAGAAACCAATGCCAAGATTGTAATTATCTTTTTGTCCTGTTCTTGTCGGAACATTGTAAAGAATGTCCCCAGGATTATCGGGTGCCCCGTCTTCATCTAGGTCACGCATATCATATACAGGAGAATCATAATATGCTTCGTAAGGTTTAGTTGCCGAAGCAGATCCTGTTACATAGGGTGTGAAATTACGAGTGGGTCCTTGACATTGAATTCCCCCTCCGTAAGTGTTAGTGATATATGGCCCCTGTAAAACCTGGATAGCTTGATTGGTCACTGAGCCAGAGCTATTCGCCACTGGAGCTGCTGTGGCGCTTACACCCCCCACATTCGCATGTGCAGGGGAGTTTATGACCGCAGTCGGGACAATGCTTGATAGACATATTACTGAGAGAAGATGCTTGTAGTGTCGGTTACGCTTGTAACCTCGGTCGTTCTTTGAATAATCGTTTGTTGACTTAAACCAGGACCTTGCATTGTTTCCGTGAACTGAAACGCTGCTCCTGGATTTGTCTGTGTGAATGTTGGTCTGCTGTTGATACCTGTCCATGTTGTAGTCACTCCATCAATAGTTACATTATTTGTTCCTGTGCCAGGAGATAAATTACCTGACGCTGTAATACCACTACCTGTCACAGAATATTGATATCCTGTGTTATAATCCATCGAGTTGATGGTTTCTGTAATCTTTTGTGTGGTCTCTGTGTGGCTCGTCATTGAGCCCTGTGTGAAATTTGGGACTACTGGGACTGCACTTGCGACAGTCCCATGTAAAGCACCAAGAATCAACCCGAGACCGATTGCTTCTTGTAATCTAGACATATTTAGGTTCAGTCGATAACGGTGATCTCAGCAACGAATTGTCCTGTAGCACTAGAACCTGCACCACCAGCCGTCACAGTTAGAGCACCTGCTGTGGTTACAGTACCTGCTAGACTACCAGCAGTTCCTGCGGTGTAAGAAGTTTGACTGGAGAATGCACTAACATCACCTACAGTAGGAGCAGTTGTGATTGTTGCATCACCTGCTGTAAACGAGTTACTGAAGGAGAAAGAGTTGCCAGAGGTGGATTGAGTTGCAGTAGGAATAGATCCACCAGCAACACCATTGGTTAGAGTGCCAAGACCAC